TATCATTGATGAGGTTATAAAGCATGCTCTTTAGAGCTTCTTTTTTATCCATATATTATTCTCCTTGACTGTGAGTCTTAAGGTTGAAAGGGGTTTAGCCGACCCCTTAACGGCATTACACGTGTGTGATCTTAAAATTTTGCTAGTTTTCTATCATTAAAATCCATTTGACCACTTATCTTCTTACTTATCTTTAGATTCTACTTTACATGCTTCTTCACCATCTTTGAATCCAGCATCATAGACTTGCTGAATAAGTTTAATAAGCTCATCACCGGTCTTTCCTTTAACTTTAGCTGCAATTTTAGTAATGATAGAATTAACTTCTTCTTTCTCAGCTTCCTCATCATCAAATTCTTTTTCCTCAGTTATTGATGATGCAAGAATTGGCCAACGACGTTTTACTTCTTCAATATCAGCAGGACTTCCACTTACTACAGCAACAGTACCACCTCTTTTTGGTATAACTTTTATTGTTCTGTATGTGCTAATATCATGAAGTGCTTTCTTAGTATCACCATTGATCTTAACAATCATCGACTTTTCAGTAGATTCTTCAGATAAATCTACAAATTCCTCAGTTATTGATGATGCAAGAATTGGCCAACGACGTTTTACTTCTTCAATATCAGCAGGACTTCCACTTACTACAGCAACAGTACCACCTCTTTTTGGTATAACTTTTATTGTTCTGTATGTACTAATATCATGAAGTGCTTTCTTAGTATCACCATTGATCTTAACAATCATCGACTTTTCAGTAGATTCTTCAGATAATGTTGAAACTAATCCAGCAATTTTTCGAACGTATTCTATGTCAAATGGCTCAAGAGCTTCCTTGACACCATATGCTTTTCGCAATTCATTTTTACATGATTCTAAAGTAGCACGACGTTGTGCATCTAGATTTCTACCAGCTCGATTGATGTAAAAATTTAATGAAGCCATAGCACTTGCATAATCTTTATGATTAGCTTTTAACCATTCACAAATTTCAGCCTTAGTACCTTCGGCAAACAAACCATCTGGTGGTGTCTTCTTTGTTTCAACCTTACCAGACCATTTATTTTCAGTTATCACAGGAATACCAGCTAAGCGTTTGAGTTGATTCTTATCCATTTGCCCCTCTTTTGAGAAATACGTCTTAAAGACATTATCTGTAATTTTTATTACAGTATGGTTAAAAGCTAAATATGCCGCTTACTTTGCCACGTCTATAATGTGATCATACAAATGTTTAGCTGACTTTAAAGCTGCAGAAATATCATCTGTCATTTCTTTAGCTAAAGAATTTGCATCAGTAAGAAAGTTTGTATCTGTATCATGCATATGTTTCTTGAAGTTTGAAGAATTCGCGATTTTAAGTGCTTCTTCAAGATTCTTAATTATCTTACTCATATCAGCATCGAAATCAGCACTGTCTTCATATTGCTCTCTTACATTTTTTTGAGCCGGTTGAATTGAAAGAAGTTGTTTAATTAGCATGGTTTATTTACTCCCTTTTAATAAGGATTCAAGAAATTTCTGAATTTCAGTCTTTAGGTATTTCTGAGCTTTCTCATCGTGAACCACTGCTTCAGCAAGTGTCATAATTTTTGGGTTCTCAACAGACTCACGAATAACATCTGGATAGCAACCAGGGCCAGATGGTTGAGCTACAATATCTAGAGTTACGAAAGAAAAATCTTCAACAATACCTTCATTTGTAACGTTACCAGTTCCACGGCTTGATACGCCAAGCTTAACACCACCTTCGATAAGGTTTTTAACGATTTGACCGGACGGGGTATTAAGAACTTTACACTTACCTACAGCATTGTTGCCATCCATCCATGCTTCAGTAATGATGTGTGACACGTTCTTAAGGTCAATAGAAAGATTATCAGGGTGATTAAGCTCACCCATGATGTACGCACCTTCTTTTATTTTTTCATTAATGTAATTAACTGCCCGCTCAATTTCTTTGCGTGGATAAACACGCTGATTTAAATTCTTCTGCTCCGCGGCCATCATACGACCTGCAAGGTAGAGATTTTTATCCACGTCGCGTGACTCGATGAGCTGCGCTTGTGATGGACTAAAGCGCTCAATGAGAATTTGTTGTTTCATTGGGTCTCCTTTACATGACGCGTAAATCGCGTCTCAACCTGAAGTTAGTCTGATTATTTATAGATTAACACAGATAATACGTTAAAAAGAAATATTATTGTGGTGTTTCTTCATTTTTATCACTTGAAGTACTTAAATCTATATCTTCATCATTTTTTTCAGACTGATTTTTTTCTTGGGGTGTTGCTTCTGACTCAGGTTCTGACTCAGGTTCTGACTCAGGTTCTGACTCAGGTTCTGACTCAGGTTCTGACTCAGGTTCTGACTCAGGTTCTTCTACCTTAACCTCATCACGATTTTCATAAACGGCCGGGTCATATATCTGCTGTAGCTCGCTAACAGCTGCTTGATCTTCAATGCTACGTTCTTGTTTAAGCATTGCTTCATTCATTTGGATATCATCTTCAGTTAAACCTAGATAGCGCTTCAGTATAAAGCGCTTTGATAGATACTTGACGCCTTCAATAGAATTGAAGGAGTTAATAAGATCTGCGTCAAGTGCTGCCTGACGATATAATGCGAAGTTCTGAGGCTCGGGTAACTTAAGCGTAAAAAGTTCAGGATCAATATTAATTCCTGTTACTTGCAAATAAATTTTGAATTGTGCATCAAAGACTTCTTCAAGAGCTGCCTGAAGACGAATGATATAGTTGGCAAAGCGAAGTTCTTCAATATAAGCAATACCTACCTTACCATCAGAGTATTGAGCGCCTTGCGCATCAGGACCACGCATATACGATGTGGGAACACGAAGGGCACGAAAGACCTTATTAAGAAAATAATCAAGTTCTGGGATTTCCCATGTGGCACCACCAGGCATAGTTTCAACACGTGATCCACGGCCTGCTGCGGTGACTGGAAAGAAATAATCTTCTTGAATAGATTCTGGATTGTATTTAGAATCAGTTTGGTTTGCGTTGTTAGTGTTTGGCATTCTCTTCTGACGAATGTCATTTTTAATTTGATCCAAATACTGCTTTACCCGTTGTGGTGGTATATTACCTACATCGATATAAAACACACGACGTTCTGGTGCTCTTACTATTCTATAGATTATGGAAGCATCTTCCAACATAATTAATTTCTGCCAATCCTTATAAGCGGATTGAAGAACAGAAAGACCAAATGGTGCAGAATCACCCATCTCATCAGATAAAGTGAAATGAATCATTGCTTCAGCTGGTGTAATTTCAACAGATTCAGTTTGTTGAGAACCGTAGGCACTGGTTGCCTGCCCATAGCTAGATGGACGAATGTGATATGCAACCTTCTCACCCTTACGATTAATTTCAATACCAATAACACGGGTCGGGTGAATGTACTCCCACTTCTCAGTGTCAGAAACTTTTCTAAAAAAGCAGTCACCATACTTCACCATACAACGGGCAACGTTGAATACTTTCTTATTAAGAGCGTGAAATTTTGCCCAATGTCGAAGGGCTGCCCGAATCGTTGTTGCAGTGGTGTCAGCAACATTTTTATTTTCTTCAGTCTGATATTGAATGATGAACGGTAAACCGGTGCGCTTATCTGGGTTACTAATTTCTTCAGCTATAATGTCTAGAGCACGGGTAACATCACCCGTGTCCATAGAATCATACTGCTTATAACGTTGCAATCTTGAAGCAGCGCCTTTCATTAGGTTTGAAAACCATGAAACAGTAGAAAAGGCTGCATATCCAGCTGTATTAACGTCCACCCCATCATCTAATACTGAATTAGGCGGGCTGGTATATGATGCTTTTCTAGAAGCTGGTGTTATGATTCGAAAATAATTAGTCCATTGTGCCATAATGTATTTTTACATTGCCCTACCACTGATGTAGGATATTGATGTTGGAATTGCTGGTTTTAGATTAGCTCCAAGCGGAGAGCGCGGTAATTGTGGTGCTTCTTCATTAGCTGTTGAAATTTCAGATAAAATTTTCACAGCTTCCATTAATTGCTGTGCAATTAATGCTAATTGTTCATGTGTAGCTGCATCATTAACGTTTAATACACCATTAAGTGATTGTATTCCTTGATTATTATTTACAGGTTCGTTTGATGCTGATTGATCAGATAATGGAGCAATCGGTGCTGACGATATTGGCATTCCAGTAATAGACGATGATAAAAACTTATTTCTGATATCTTTTTGAATTTTATCAGAAAAAACATATGGTGTATCAGATTGTAGTGGTGTAAATTGTTGATTAGTATCGGTGCTGTTTTGTAATGATAAAAACTTATTTCTGATATCTTTTTGAATTTTATCAGAAAAAACATATGGTGTAGATTGTTGAGGTATAGATTGTTGAGGTATAGATTGTTGAGGTATAGATTGTTGAGGTATAGATTGTTGAGGTATAGATTGTTGAGGTATAGATTGTTGAGGTGTAGCAGGTTGTTGATCAGTATTACCAGCAGTATCTGAAGATCCGAAAATTGTACCGAGCGTACCATCTAACGCAATGCTTTTGATTGCGCCAAGAATCCCACCAGCCACGGCACCTCCAGCAGTTCCTATTCCAGGAATAATTGACCCGAGCTGCGCTCCAGCTAATGCCCATGATGCTGTACTACCAAGCAAATCAGTTGCTGCGGCTGCTTTTTCATGTCCTGTCTTATTGAGCGCGTAACTACCAATATCTGTTGCTAATCCAACACCCATACTAGCTAAGCCAAATTTATTTCTCACAAACAAATCTTTACCTGCCTCAAGTATCGAGCCACCAAGTTTACCTGATCCACCTGGTTTACCTGATCCACCTGGTTTACCTGGTTCAGTAGGTTTACCTGGTTCAGTAGGTTTACCTGGTTCAGTAGGTTTACCTGGTTCAGTAGGTTTACCTGGTCCACCTGGTCCACCGGGTTTACCTAAATCATCAAAAATATTACCAAGTCCACCACCTTTACCTATAGCATTTAACGCTAATGCTGCTTTTGTGGCTGAACCTGACAATGCAAACAATGCTATAGATGCCGAACTAACAGTAGATACTAAAGAATTATTAATGAATGATGAAACGGTGTTAAGTGCATCACCAAAAATCGCCACCATTTTACTTCCTTTAGCTGCTTCTTCAGCACGCTTGGCTTCTTCAGGAGTTGCGCCAGCGTTTGCTTTATCAGCTTTGACAGCAGGTATTTCAGACTGTAAAATCTGCTGAAGAAAAGGAGGAAGCGACTCTTTCATTTTTTCAACAAATGCTTGACCACCATAATTGTCTGTACTATAGACATCTTGCTCATACTGTGAAAAACCAGCAGCAAATTTCTTCGAAAGTTCTTGATATCTTTGCTGTTCTTCATCAGTTTTGCCTGTTCGTCTTGAGAGATCAGATAACTCACTAACTTCAGATGGATCCATGCCGATCATATTTCCTATCAGCTGTTGCATAGCGGCCGCTCTAAAGCGATCAGTAATCTTAGCTCTTTTTTGGGCTTCTTGGGCTTTAATGATTTCATTGGCTTGTTGAAGACTTACGCCGTTAAGAGCTATTTGATCACGCTGTTGACGTAAACTCTTTTCATATACTCGAGTTTGCTGTGTTGTCATCCCAAGCATTTGACCCAAAATTTCTGGGGTGTTATAAAGCTCTAAATTTAATTTTTGGTACTCAACAGCACTAACATTAAGCAATCCAGCAATTTTCTGGAATGATTCCATAGTATCTTTTATGTAATCATTGAGCGCGTTACCATCCTTAATGTTAACAGATGAATCAATAGCAGCTTCTATTGCAGGGCCAAACATCTCAGAAGCTTGTTTAAATGTGTAACCAAATTGGTTAAATGTGTTGTCTAGACCTTTTCTTAATAAATCAAAATTTTGCTTACCATATAAGCCCATAACGCGCTTATTTTCCTGCATAAACTTCACTGTGTCTTCAAAGCTCATGCCCATATCAATGGCCTGACCTTGGACTTGTAAGAATGTCTCAGGAAGTTGCGCTATATTAAATGAACTTATTTCCTTGTAAACCTCAGCAAGACTATCCCAAACCTTTTTAAGTGCAGCTACAGTTCCAGAAAATGTCACTAAATCGCCTAACTTCTTGGCTAAATTATTTGAAATGCCTTCAAGTGTAAGGTAATTTCTCGTAATAGCTCCATTAAAAGAATTAACTGACTTTGCAAGCTCATCCAAACCTTTTTTACCAACATCTGTCGCATTATAAAAAGATTGAAGTTCTTTTGCAATTGCTGCAATATCATTGGCGTAGGTCTCATTAGACTTACCAGATAAAATATTATCAATAGCATTTGAAATTTCTTCTGGTAATTTAATACCAATATTTCTTAGACCGACAGCAGTTGCCAACAAGGCATCTTCAATCGGTTTTGACCCACCATTACCTGCATTCTCAGGACTTTGTGCTTCTGCATGGACATTTGCTAGACCTTTTTTCAAGATATCTTGAATGTTACCGAATCCAAGAGACTCGATACCATCAAATGCCTCTGATAAAATAACTTCTGCTTGTCCAATTTTAGCTCGAAGAGCAGCAAAGTCTTCAGCATGTAGATTATCTTTAAACTCCGCGACGTATTCTCCAAACGCATCTGTGTATTCATCTATGACACCAGCTCCTTTAAGCAAGCTCTTTGGTAAAACAGCTGCTGCCTTTGCAAGATCACTTATGTAACGACTATAATCAAGCGACTCTGTGTCATGATCAATTTCATTGGCGCGCTTTATAAGAGCAGCACTAAGAAGAGATGAATTTCGAGCATATTTGCTTAGCTCATTAGAAAGAGAATCAGAACCTTTTACTAGATTCTTAAAAGCAAGTAATTGCTCAGGAACTGAAAGATTTGCTAATTTATTGTACTCAACAGCAAGTCGTTGTTGAATTTTTGATGATCTGATTAAGGATTCAGAAAGAACTTTAGATGCTTCAGCAATTCTGTCTTGTTTATCTTTTTCTGAAAGCGCAGTATTTGCATACGCTTCAGTAAGCTTGCGAGTAGCCTGAATAACATTTTTAATTGCTTTATTTTGAAAACCAATAGTCTTCGAACCCAAACGAATCTCGCGTTCATATTCATCGATAACCGCTTCATCAATAGCATTTGAGCCAAAATGTTTGTTGGCTGATTTTGCAGATGATGAATTTCCAGACATTGTTCCGTGATGTGTCATCAAAACAATGTTCTTTCGTAGATCATTTAAAATATCAAGTAACTGTCTTTGGTTTTGATCCATTGTGTGATTCTAGTGATATTGGAAAGCAAATAAATACATTTGCATATTTATAATCATAGTCATGTGAGAAAAATACACGATCTTTAATCGTGGATTAATTCATCAATATAAGATATTTCAAAAATATAGGAGATCATGATGTCAGAAAATGGCTCTAATCCGCTGTTAGCACAGCTTAAATTACCTGGAAGAATTTTTCAACTTCCATCACGAGGAATTTTCTATAAGGACGGCGAACTTGATCCATCAGTCAAAGATGGTGAAATTCACGTTCAGCCAATGTCAGCACTAGATGAAATCGTTTTGAAGAACCCAGATCAGCTGTTTTCAGGAGCAGCTATTAATACTGTCTTTAAAACGTGCGTCAGCGGAATCAACAAACCTTCTGAACTACTTTCAAAAGATGTTGACGCTATAATGATGTTTCTTCGAACTGTTACATACGGTCCGAATTATGAATTTACTGCAAAGCACACATGTGAAGGTGCAAAAGAACATAGCTATATTGCTGATATAGATCAGATGATAAGCAGGATGAAGATGCTTGATCCTACCCAGGTTGACAAGCTTTACACTGTTGTTATGCCAAATGGGCAGATAGTTAAAATGAACCCTAACAGATATTCTCAGATTCTGGACTTGATTCGAACAAATCAGACAAAGACTGAAATTACTGTTGAAGACCAGCAGAACAACCTTATCATGATGCTTTTGGCAGTGGTAAACCAAGTTGATGATGTAACTGATCCTAAGCTTATTGAGGAATGGTTGAGAAAAGTACCAACGACATTTATCAACCGTATAGCGCAAAAATCAGAGAGCATTAATGATTGGGGGCCAGATCTAAAATGGACGTGTAATTGCCGTGATTGTGGTGAGGACTTTGATGTTGAAATTCCAATTAATCCAGTGTCTTTTTTCACAGAATGATTAGAGCTGGAGATATGATAGCTGTGCAAAAGTATATTGCACGCCTTGGAGCAGAAATCAAACAGCTTGTGCGATCAGCAATTGAAATCTCTTACTATTCTCGAGGTGCGTGGAGCTATCAACAGGTATTGATGATGTCTCAAGCTGAAAGAGAAATTGCTGTTGATTTCATCAATGATCGGTTAAAGGTGGCATCAAAGTCAATGTTCCCAGTGTACTAATCAGCCACCGAGTTCATACACTTTTAGGTGGTAAAAATGGGAGATCTTTAGATCTCCCATTTTTTATTTTTAAGCATTAACGTTTACTTGTTAATGCTTAAAAATCCTGAAACAAATAAGGATAATATCACAGATAACTTAAACTGTCACTAGTTCTAGTGTTTCTACTTTATCATGGCTGTGATTCGTGCTGATTAATAGAGTTGGATCATTTTCGCAATTTTCTACATGCACTTTTAGCCCATGCTTCACTAGTACTTCTCGAACAAATGCTTCAGAATCATCAATAAGAATTCCATCTAACCCATCATGAAGTGCTAAGCCTGTAAAACCAGTCATTTCCCACATCTTATAACGGGCATCACGTTCCCATTCAAAGTAAAGCTCAAACACTTTCTTTAAGTTTCGCGCGGTTGGTTTTAAACCAAGAACAAACATGCAAATGTCCTTCTTAGCAGCCCTAAACTGCTTCGCGATAAATGACAACCGCTTTCCAATCTCTAGTAGATCTGATGGTTTCAAGTTAGGATTTGCTTGAAGAACAATTCTAACAGCTTCAGATCGCCCTGATCCATTTACCATAAGAGCCGGAGTTGCATTTGAACCGTTCGCGAGCGCCATAATTAAGCGTTTTACGATAGATATGTTTTCAACTGTTACCGGAAGGCGCAATACATCCCGACATAGTTCTTCACGAAAATTTTGCTTATCTTGATCTGCTCTTAGAATGTCTGGATACTTGAGCTTTAAACGATTTTCATTATCAGTGTACTTTTTGTACAAGTGATTTACAAGAAACTGACAGTAGGCATTTTCAATATCTACAACGCTCCCAAATAGCTCTCGTCTTAACCACCCTGGCCATGTTTCAATGCTTTTGATAGGCCACACAGAAGTGTCACGTGCTTGAAGCTTACCTGATGGCTGGAAGTAGAAATAAATTGGATCATTCTGTTCACAAAGCCACTTTACTGCTGGCATTAAATCTTCACGTGATTCACTAATCAGTCTTTCATGAATATAGTACCAGCGGTGCTTACGCACTTTCACCTTTGATTTTGTGAGCTTAGTAGATAATGGTTCTATACCGGGATAAAAGCAAACATCTTTAATGATACCTTCAATGGCATCAACCATCTTTTGAGGCAGTTTTCTTGGACTTACAATCGTTGGGCTTTTGTTCCCATCATTGAAGTTATATCCGGTTCTCTTGATAATAAAGAACTTAGTTAATATGTGTTTAGCATCCTTTACCTTGCTGGTAAGAGACGTTAGAAGCACCTCTTCCTCAATAAAGCCTGGAGCTTTCCTATACCGTTGTGTTGTGTTGTACCATGCAACAGCGATAGAAAGCACCATCGCTTGGCGCTCCTTTCGTTTGCTCCACCACATGCGTGTTAAGTCAAAGAACTTACTCACATGAAGCGGATGTTTATGGTCTATTTCAACTGTAGTAAGAACCGGATGAAAATAAATCATTTAGAGTTTAGAAGATCACGCTTTTTCATTGCTTGATAGATTGAACGCCCACATGCTGGATCATTTAATCGTGAACCAGTCTGCTTATCACTCCCGGTGACAACCCAATTTTCATTAATTGCACCTTTTGCTTGCAAATGTTTAACAAGAGCACGTAACTTCTTTGCTCGCTTAGAATTCATTTTTCATTTCCTTATAGTATATATGAAATAATTTAAAGTGATGGGATGTACTAAACAATTATATCACGCTGAAACATACTGATAATCATGTCCAGATTTTGAAAACGAAGTGCTCATTAAACAAACTCACATAATTCCGCTCCAACGAGGGTTTAGATTTGAATCAATATGGTCAATAAGATATGTATAAGGTTGTCTGTACAACAGGACTTCCCACTTATTAGTGCTAGGACACCCAAGCTTACCAAGCTTGGGACGTAAAATAATAAACTTGATTTGATCTGGATTAATGGTTAAATTTTCTATGTATACTGGAAGATCTGCTCCAAAAAATTCAATCTTATGCAGCGTCTTGGCTGGTTTTCTAACAGCTCGTTCATCTCGTAAAACAACATTATCAGTAACAGGAGTAATGTTAA